TGGATACGAGGGACGGCTTCCGGTTCTGCGGAGCGTGTCTGCGGAGATGACGACCGGCCTTGATGGCTGGGCTGCTTATGTCCAGGGCGTTCAGTCTGGTCTGATTCGTCGTGGTCCTGACGATGAGGCATGGGCGCGTCGCGTTATCGGCGCTCCCGAGGTGACCGTTGAGCAGACTGCGGACAATCTGCCAGAGGCGATTGGTTCGACGGCAGTCGGCATTGCTCAGACCATTCTGGCCGGACTGGTCCCGAATGCTGCGGCACCGATTGCGCCGTCCGCTGCGAAGCTTCTGCTTATCGCTGCTGGCGTGCAGCCTGAGACTGCTGAAGAGATGGTGATGGCGCAGCTGCAGATTAGCGCGCCTGCTCCTGCCGAAGTTCCTGCTGCAGCGGAGCCTGCAATCTCTGAAGCGCCAGTGGCACCTGAGACAGCGCCGTCCGATGTTCCGCAGGTGGTCATCGGCGGTAACGTGGAGGTTCCTGCCGCAATCGGAGAGTCGCCTGCGTTCGCGCCTGCGTCTGCAGAGCCGCCCGATGCACGGATGGCAGAGGTGGACACGGAACCGACTGCGGAGATGGCGAAGATTGCAGAGCGCGCTCTTGCATGGCGCGACGAGCATGGCCGCGGCGGTACTGAGATTGGCGTGGCTCGCGCTCGCGACATCAGCAATCTGAAGAACCTGTCTGAAGAGACGGTGCGTCGGATGGCGAACTACTTCTCGCGTCATGCCTCCGATAAGAAGGCAGAAGGCTTCAACGATGGAGAGGAAGGCTTCCCGTCTGCCGGCCGCATTGCATGGGACCTTTGGGGCGGCGACGCTGGCGCAGCATGGGCAGAGCGAAAGGTCGCAGAGTTCGACCGCAAAGGCGCGTCGCTGACGGACGAGGTCACGCTTCTGGTCGCGTCGATGGCAGAGATGCCGGACAGCCTGGTGCCTAACGAAGTGATGCAGGCTGCGGCTGCTGCTCTTGAAGCGCACCGCGCGATTGCGAAGGGTCGGACGACTGACACGGAAGCGCTGCTGATTGCGCGTGACCTCGCCTCCGGGAAGCGGCTGTCCTGGTCGCGCGTGATGAAGCTCGCAGAATACTTTGGCCGTGAGTACCCGCGCCAGGTGGAAACGAAGTCCTTCAAGTCGCAGGGTCCGTCCTTCCATGCGTACCAGTTGCGCGGAGGCGACGCCGGCCGTCGCTGGGTGCGTTCGCTTCTGACTGCATACGCGCTTGGTGCGCATCGTCGCGCGGCTCGTCTCTCGGACCCGTCTAAGACTCCTTCTGGTGACCTCGCAGACGGAGAAGGGGAAGGCGTCGTCGTCGTCGGAGGCGATGGGAAGGAGTTCACGACCTACCGTGAGCTGCGGCCGGAAGAGCAGGTCGTTGCATGGGTCAGTCTGGCAGACGCACGCGTTGCCCTGGACGAGATTCTTGCGGCCGTCATCCTGACGATAGCGGACGAGCATCGGAAGGCCGTGATTGCGGGTCTGGCTAACGGCTGGCAGGCCGGAGAGCGTGATGCTCTTTGGAATAAGTACATGCAGCTTTACGCTGTGGCGCTGGTGGACTCTGCGCTGGAACTCCGGAAGCAGGTGGAAGCGGAGGTCATTGGCGAGGGCGAACGTGCAGCGCGTGCTGGTATGGCGACGGAGGCACCGTCTGCTGCTGTGACTGCGGAGGCTGTGTCATCGTTCCAGGCTGCAGCGGATAAGGAGTTCGCGCTTGCAGCTGCAGCGACGCAGAAGGCGGCAGAGATTGTCGCTGACCGTGTCCAGGGCGAAGTGGAACAGGCCATCTTGGGCGGCGCAGACATGGCGAAGTGGGAGTCTCGCATCACGCCTGCCGGTCTGATGGTGTCGACGCTCCAGCCGCGCAACATGATTGAATCCGCGTCCCGTGCTTCTGGTTACGCTCAGATGCCGGCCGCGCTCGCGTCGACTGGCAAAGCGCCGTTAGTGCCAAACCGCGTCATCCGCTCCAGCATCAACGACGACAATCGTTGCTCTGTCTGCAAGGCGATGGACGGCAAGGAATACAAGGTTGCGGACTTCGTGGTTGGAAACGACCTGCAGTTGCCTCCGCTTCCTGACCCGGATTGCGAAGGTGGCGCAGGCCGCTGCCGCTGTGGTTACATCGGTCTTTACGACTAAAAGTCGCAGACCTCGCAGGTGCATCCCTTCAAGATGTACCGCGTGGAGCGCGACCCGATGCCTCGGTAAATCTGAGTGATGTGCCCTTCAATGAAGAGCGTCATCAGCTCAGAGCGAACGGCTTTGTCTCCAAAGTAGCCAATGCGTGCTGCAAGCGTACGCGGAGACGGGTGGAATCCGACTGCATGACAGCGCTGCAGTTCGTCCAGGAGTGCCTTCTGCCTCTTCGTGAGTCCGTTCTGGTCCATGCCACCTCCAAAAAGAATACCGCCAGTGCAGATTGCTTTGCACTACTGCGGCGAACGCCACACTAGCGCAGGATAATCGAACAAACAAAGGCTTTCAGAGCGCGAAAATGGGTGCAAAGTAGGTTGCATGTCCACGAACGACCAAAAACGGTTCCGCATTCGCACGAATGAAGTGAACCTCGCAGATGACGGCGCGCTGCGCTGGGTGTCTCTCCTTCCCGAAGGCCGCATCAACGCGCACGGAACGGTCTGGGACCTGTCTGCTGCGAAGACGGACGCGGAGAAGCTTCGCTTCCGGTTCGACGATGTGGTGACCTCTTTGGAGGAATGGCTTCAAGAGTTCGCGCCTCCGATTGCGGTAGAGCATCAGAAGGACGGGACTGCGGCTGGCTATCTCAGGTCCATCCGCGTGTTGACGCGTGAAGAGGCCGCGAAGCTTGGCATCAAGCAGCCTGCTCCGCGCATGATTTATGGCGGTTTGGACGTGACCAGTCCGGAATGGGCTGCGCGCTTTGATTCTGGCGAGGTGCCTTACATCAGTCCGAACATCCGCGCGGCCGCATCGACGGAGCTGGACGGAGGCGCACGCTTCCCGTTCGCGATTGGCGAAGTCTCGTTCGTCACGGTTCCGCAAATCAAATCACAACAGGTCCCTGTCGCGTCACTGCGCGGGGTATCTCTTTCAGAAGGTGGCGCGATGAAGTTTGCAGACATGATGGGTGCGTACTGTGCAGAGCTTGGCCTTGACCAGGCGAAGGTGGAAGAGCTTCTGAAGCTCGTCTCTGCGGCTGCTTCGGCTGAGCCGGGCGTTGAGTCTTCGGTGGAAATCGAAGCGAAGAAGGAAGACGAGGCCGTTTCGAAGGCTGAGGAAGAGGCTCCGATGTCGGAGATTGCTTCTCTTCGTGCTGAGCTCGAGCGCGTGAAGCGTTCGGCCGCTGCGGAGAAGGTGAAGTCTGCTGTTGCCGGCCGTAAGGTCAGCGCTGCGACTGAGGCTCTTCTGACGGACGCACTGGTTGCCGGAAAGACTGCGACCTTTGAGGCGCTTCTTGCTGACCTCGCACCTGTGGCCGCTGCGAAGGCTGCTCCTGCTCCCCGCGCGATTTCGCCTGTCGCTCCTGGCATCGTCCACGGCAACAGCGTGAATCTCTCGGAGGTCATGGGCAACATGACGAAGTGGAACGACCTCTCCGACGCTGACCAGGTCAAGGCCATCACGGACCTTTCCGAGAAGGAAGGCATCGACCCGATTGACGCCTGGTGCTGGATTCGTGACGGGAAGGCTCCTGTCGCGGTGGAAGAGAAGAAGGCGACCCTTCGCTTCACGTCGAACTAACAATCAACGGCGCAGCTGCGCCTGAACCGGAGAAAGACAAATGGCCCTTGCAGACCTCAATCCTCGTTCCACTTCGAAGTACCTCATCGCTTCTGACTCTACTAATGGAGCTGGTAAGCTTGTGACCATCGACATTGCGGCGACTGCCGCAGCTGGAGTGACCGTTCTGAAGCTTGCTACTGCTGCGACGGACCTCCCGATTGGCGTCGTCGTCGTCGGCGCTGCTTCTGATTCGGGTTCGTACCCGGGTTACGCGACCAGCTTCGAGATTTACGACACGCTCATCGGTTGCTTTGACGGTGCCATCGCTGGCACTGGCGGTGTGACTGCTGGTGATGCTGTCGAAGCTGCAGCGAATGGCGCATTCATCACGGCAACTCCTGTCGCTGGTGACTTCGTGGTTGGATACGCTCTGACCTCTGCGGCTGCTGGTGAGCAGTTCACCATCAAGTTCAACGTCACCCAGTTCTAATCAACCACGGTCACTGACCTTCCATCGTTCGGAGTAAGTCATGTCGCTTCCCATTGGCGTAAATACAGGGGCACTTCGCCCTTCAGTTCTCCAGCAGATTTCGCTTCCCCGCTTTGGTGCGACGGGTCGCGAGGCCGCGCTGGTCTCTCCCATCATCAAGGTCGACACCCGTCAGGGCTTCTACCATTTCTTCCTTGAGAACGACCAGCTCCAGGTCGGTCCCTCTGGCAACGCGCAGTCGCCTGTCGGTTACGACTCGCCTGCTTCGCCGGGCGGTCTCCGCATCACGAGCGGTACGTACCAGGCTGGTATCTACCGCTTCGGCCAGATGAACTTCAGCACGAAGCAGATTGCTGAGTTCGAGGCGCGCGGGTCGGACATCCTCGCGACCTACAGCCGGAAGCTTCTCGCTCAGGGTACGCAGCTGATGACCTCGCTCGTCGGTACGACCATCGCGACGGCTGGCAATTACGCTTACGCGGACTCGCTCGCCATCATCGGTTCGCCCACTGCGGACCTTCAGGGCAAGCTGAACGACCTCATCATCCAGATTATGGCTGGCGGTGCTGACCTCTCTGACGGTCGCTTCGTTGCCTGCTGCAACATGGAGGTCGCGAACTCCCTTCTGAAGCTCACGCAGGTTGCCGAGTCCGGTTATGCGCTTGCTTCGGACACCTCGTCCTACGCTCGCACTGGCGTCACGGACATGTCGCAGCTCAAGGCGTGGTTCGCGTCGAAGCTTCTCATCCCGGTGGAGCTCGTCGTCTTCCCGCACTACGTGACCACGCAGCAGGGCGGCACGTCTTCGCCTGCGATTCCGAACATCATCGGTGGCGCGAACGCTGGCGATGGCACGCTCTCCATCTTCAAGGTCGCTGAGACGTACGGCTCGTCGGGCTTCCTCCAGACGATGACTCCGAACCCGTCTGAGGCGACTGGCACGGTTCACACCTACCCGGTCTACAACCCGCAGGGTCAGGGCATGCACATTGAGTGCGACCTTGGCGTGACCGTGGTTGGCGCGACGGCTGCGGACCCGACGAACAAGTTCGCCGGTCTTCTCGCACTGTCGTAACCGACAGGTGTCCGGCTCCGGCCGGGCGCTGCGATGAGGCTGCAGCTCCTACCCTCCGGTTGCAGTCTCTTCACAGCGTAAGAGGTAAAGATGCCTTCAGAGTATGTGACATTCGGAGTCGTTCCGTCTGACATCGGTCGGTATCTGCCACGGGTGGCGTTCTCCACGATTACCCAGCCGACGCTTGCAGACGCGCAGGAAATCATCAACGACCACGCAGCGGACCTGTGTGGCTTCTTGATTGGCCTTGGCGTTAGCATCAGCACGCTGGCAGCAGACCCGACTGCGACGATGTACCGGAACGCGCAGCGGTACATCCTGATGAAGTTCACGGCACAGGTCATCCGCGGCCGTGACCAGAACTCGCAGACGATGGCAGACCGGATGGACGATGAGGCCAGAGAGCTCTGGGACCGTCTGCGGCTTCATGTCCAGGACATGGCAAAGACCCGTCCGAACGGCCTGCTTAGTCCTAACATCCTTCGTTCGAATGCGAACTTCCAGCAGGAGCTGACGAACAAGCAGCTAAACTCTGGTTCGCGTCTGGCAACGAACGCTGCCGTCGACAAAATGTAATGTCGTCAGTCTTCGTGCGCATGACGAACAGCGCGAACGACGGTGTTCGCGTGCTGGAGGTTGCCATCCGTAATGCTGGCGACTGGTCTGCGTTTTGGGGCAATAAGAACGACTCTGAAGGCGTGGCAAACGATTGGGCTAACTCGCGCATTGAAATGTTCCTGTCTCAAGGTGTGTCGACTGGCGGCAAGTGGCCGGGATACAACCAGCAGGAGCGTCGGTACTACGTGCCAGTGAAGAAGGCGATTCTTGGCGTTCCGCACATGCAGAAGGGTTCTGTGCTGCGTTACACGACGACGCCTCAGAGTACGACTGCAGGCCACGGACCCGGTAACGTGAAAGAACGTTTGTTCCCGGCTATGTGCGACCAGCAAAACGGCTTCTTCGTGTATGAGCTGAACGGCGACAAAAACGTGGTCACGATGGGTACGAGTCTTCCTTACGCTTGGAACCACGACCAAGGCCTTGGAACGTGGACGCGCAGGTGGAAAGGCAAGAAGGCTAAGACTGTTGTGATACCAACCCCTAAACGGCCGTTGACGCGCTTTGGCGACCCCTTTATCAATGCGCTGCGTGACCGGCTTGGAAAGGCTGCTTCGAACATGGGCGGCAAGGTCGGCATCACGGATGCGCAGTATGCGGCGAACTTCAAGCTGAATGGCGGGAAGATAGGCTTATGACGATTCCTCAGACAGCATACGGCGCGCAGGTCGTCGCGAACCAGGCGAAGGCGCTGGTGGTTGCGAACTGGTCAACGGTCTGCACGTCTGCATGGCTGAAGGCGATGGGCGCTCCTAACCTTCCGGCTCCTGTGGCTGCGAACATTTACACCTCGCAGCGGTCTTTGTTCACGGCAGAGACGCAGCCGGCCATCGGCCTGACGGTGACGAACACCAGCAGCACCATCACGGACGCGCTTGGAGCGATGGACCAGGTGCATGAGCTGCAGATTACGGTCTGCTCGGATTGGGGCTATTACGACTCTCTGATGGGCGCGTTGCCTCTGGTTCGTGCTGACGTTGGCGACCCTGCGATTCCGTTCACGATTGAAGTGTACGAGACGGCCTTGCGCGCGTACATTGAAGGCATCGTGATGATTCTGTGCAGTGGCGTGTACGGCTTCATCAATCTGGACCTCCGGAACAGCGCTACTCCAAACTGGCCTGGAACGGGCATCTACAACGCGAGTCCTTACACGGGCATCGCGCCACAGGACTTCGTGGTTGGCCACGACGACACGGGTCAAACGCTCATTCAACAGACGGTGCGTGCATCCATTCAGGTGTACCAGCGTCGCTCTCTTGCAGGATAAAAGATGGCAAACCTTATCGCGAGTAATCAATCAGCAGTCTTCATCCAGACGCAGGCGGCGCTCGGAACCTTCGTCGATGCATCTGCTACTGCGACGAACGCAATCCGCGTGGTTGGAACTCCTACGTGGAGCGTGCGCGGCGCTGGCATCATCGACCGGAAGGAGGTCTACACTCCTTGGGGCGGTAACTCTGCTTCTCGTACCGGAGGCCTTGGCTGGGATATCACGTTCCAGACGGAGTTCTTCTGGGAGTTCGGACAGGCTTATGACGTGACCCTCGCCAACCAGACCCAGCTCGCTGCTCTGTGGCTGTCGTCGCCTTGGAGAATCACGCACCCGACGCTTGCAACGCGTCTTGAGGTACAGCCTTTCTTCTATCCTAGTCCGACTCGCTCCCCTGTGACTGCCGCTGTCCAGCCGTTCAGCATGGTTTACGAAGAGACGGGCGGTAAGCGGTATGAGGCTTTTGATTGCGTGGCTCTCCCGAAGATTTCATGGGAGTACGGCCAGCGCGTGATGATTGACTGGACCATCAAGGGTTCGTGGCGTCCTGTTACTAATAGCTTGGATTCTGATGCGACCTATGTCTCGTCAGCGACGCAGGCTCCTGTCATCGGCGTGAACTGTTCCGCAACCATTCTTGGCTTGACCTGCCAGGTTGATGCTCTGTCGAAGGTGACCATCGATACCGGCTGGACGCTGAACGATGTTGGTAACTCGCTGACTGTGGACGGCTTCGGAATCTCCTTCTTCCGTCAGGACTCGTCTCCTTCGCTGGAGCTTGAGATGGCGGAGTTCAATGAGACCTTCCAGGCTTCATGGCTTGAATCGATTGGTAACACCATCGGTTCCTCCATTGATATTGTTCTGAACGTAGGGGCTACTTCTTGGACCATCAGTCTCTACAATCCTCAGTATGTGTCTGTGCCTTCGTTCGGAGAGACGAACGGCTATCGCAGCACGACGCTGAAGTGGCAGAGCATCCCGGACAGCTCTGCAGCGCCTCTCACCTTTCTTATGACGACTTCTAACTAAAGCGATTCCTTCAACACCCCAGACTTCGGAGGGGGCACATGTCAGTACAGTTCGTTGAGAGTGAGTGGGTAACAGTGTCAGTCAAAGGCGTGGAAGCGCGCCT